AAACATTGGAACAAATTACAAAATCAGAACTTCAACAAGAAATTGCATCTAAGATTGTTATGGATACTATCAAGAAAATTAAAGATGCGCCGATTGATGGAGTAGGATTTGTTCAAGAAAAGGCTTTAAAGTTCTGTAAACAACAAGAACTACAAAAGGTTATGGGGAAAGCACAAAAGATCATTGACGGGGGTGAGTTTGAAAACTACGACACCCTTGAAGAGATGGTGAAGACAGCCCTTCAGGTTGGAGCAAAAGATACATCAATGTTAGATGTATTCTCAAATCTTGAACAAGTTCTTGAGGACGATTACAGACACCCTATTCCAATAGGAATTCCAGGGATTGACAGATTGTTAAAGGGAGGTTTGGCAAAAGGAGAAATTGGTGTTATATTAGCACCTACAGGTGTTGGTAAATCTACTATTTTAACTAAAATGTCAAACCACGCTTTTAATCTTGGTTTTAACGTCTTACAAATCTTCTTCGAAGACAACCCAAAAGTAATACAAAGAAAACACTTCACATTGTGGACAAAAGTCCATCCTGACGATTTGTCAGAGAAAAAAGATGAGGTAATGAGAAAGGTTGCGGAGATTCAAGAGTCAATGCCAAATAAGTTGATTATGAAAAAACTACCATCTGATACTATGACGATGTTACAAATTAAGAGTCAAATTAGAAAGATGGTTTCTGACGGAATAAAGGTTGATATGGTTGTTTTAGACTATATTGATTGTGTAGTTCCTGACAAAAACTTAGGTGATGAATGGAAAAGTGAAGGATCAGTAATGAGAGCATTTGAGGCTATGTGTCACGAAATGAATCTTGTTGGTTGGACCGCAACACAAGGTAACCGAGCTTCAATATCATCCGAAGTGGTAACCACAGATCAAATGGGAGGATCAATTAAGAAAGCACAAGTGGGACATGTTATCATTTCTGTCGCTAAAACCTTACAACAAAAAGAAATGAAATTGGCGACAATAGCGATTACAAAATCAAGAATTGGAGACGATGGAGTTGTGTTTGAAAACTGTAAGTTTGATAACGCAATGATTGACATTGACACTGAAAGCTCAATGACCTTCCTTGGTATTGAGGAACAGAAAGAAGAAAGACAAAGACAAAGAGTCCGAGAGTTGTTAGAGAAAAGAAAACAAAAAGATTCTCAAACACAACCAAATAATTAAAAATTAAAATAAAATAAAAATGGATATTTCGCAAAGAATATTGAGTAACATTACGGTGTATATGAAATACGCTAAATTTATCCCCGAAAAAAATAGAAGGGAAACATGGGAAGAATTGGTGACAAGAAACAAAGAAATGCACCAAAAGAAATACCCGCAGATTAAAGACGAGATTGAAGAGGTATACAAAATGGTATACGACAAAAAGATTCTCCCTTCAATGAGATCATTACAATTTGGTGGAAAACCAATCGAAATTTCGCCAAACAGAGTTTATAATTGCGCTTACATGCCAATTGACCATCCAGATGCGTTCTCTGAAACAATGTTCTTATTGTTAGGTGGGACAGGCGTTGGATTCTCAGTTCAAAAACACCACATTGATAAACTACCTGAAATTAAAAAACCAAACCCAACAAGAACAAGACGTTACCTTATCGGTGATAGTATTGAAGGGTGGGCAGATGCGATCAAGGTATTAATTGAATCTTATTTAGGGGTTAAATCATCAACACCTATTTTTGATTTCTCTGACATCCGTCACAAAGGAGCATTATTGGTTACTTCAGGTGGAAAAGCACCAGGACCTCAACCACTTAAAGATTGTGTTCACAACATTACTAAAGTGTTTGAAAACAAAAAAGACGGTGAAAGATTATCACCAATTGAAACTCACGATATTGTATGTCATATTGCTGATGCGGTATTGGCCGGTGGTATTAGAAGAGCGGCACTTATCTCATTATTTTCTGCTGATGACGAGGAAATGATTTCTTGTAAGTCAGGAAATTGGTGGGAACAAAACGCACAAAGAGGTAGAGCTAATAACTCAGCGGTTCTTCTTCGTCACAAAATTACTAAAGAATTCTTTATGGGTCTTTGGAAAAGAATTGAATTATCTGGAGCAGGAGAACCTGGCATCTATTTGTCAAACGACAAAGATTGGGGAACTAATCCATGTTGTGAGATTGCACTTAGACCTAACCAATTCTGTAATTTATGTGAGGTAAATGCTTCTGACATTGACTCACAAGAAGATTTTGAATCAAGAGTTAAAGGAGCGGCGTTCATCGGAACATTACAAGCAGGTTACACTGACTTCCATTACTTAAGAGACGTTTGGAAAAGAACAACTGAAAAAGACGCACTTATTGGTGTTGGAATGACAGGAATTGGTTCAGGTGTTGTTTTAGGTTATGATATGAAATCAGCGGCTGAAATGGTTAAACTTGAAAACGAAAGAGTTGCTAAACTTATTGGTATTAACAAATCGGCAAGATCAACAACCGTTAAACCATCAGGAACTTCATCATTGGTGTTAGGAACTTCTTCAGGTATCCACGCATGGCATAATGACTTCTACTTAAGAAGAATCCGTGTAGGTAAAAACGAAGCGATCTATTCTTATTTGGCTATCAATCACCCTGAATTAGTTGAAGACGAGTTTTTCCGTCCTCACGATACGGCAGTTATCTCAATCCCTCAAAAATCACCACAAGGATCAATCCTTAGACACGAATCGGTATTCCAAATGTTGGAACGTGTTAAGAAAGTATCACAAGAGTGGGTTAGAAATGGACATAGAACAGGTCAAAACACACATAATGTGTCTGCAACTGTTTCTATTAAAGAAGACGAGTGGGACTTAGTAGGTGATTGGATGTGGAATAATAGAAAGTTCTATAATGGATTATCTGTTCTACCATATAACGGAGGAACCTATACCCAAGCACCATTCGAAGATTGCACAGAAGAGGACTTCAATAGATTAGTTAAATCATTAAATGATGTGGACTTAACAAAAGTTATTGAACTTCAAGATAATACAGATTTAAGAGGTGAAGCGGCTTGTGCTGGTGGAGCTTGTGAAATAGTTTAAGTCATGACGGTAAGTGCATCAAAAGATTGGATACAACAGTTATATGTTCAGGAGACAACTAAAAAATCTCCTGAACCTGACTTTTATAAAGATGATAACGGTAGAATTGTAATGACCGAATCTTATCATATTAAACGAGGATCATGTTGTGGATCAAAATGTAAACATTGTCCTTACGAACCACTTTACGAAAAAGGAAGTAAAACAATACAAAAATCACTACTTAGTTAGTGATTTTTTTTTGCTATCATATATTTATAAATAAAAACATTATGGCAAAAATTATAAAATTAACGGAAGGGGACCTTTCTCGTATTGTTAAGAGAGTTATTATTGAAGAAAAAAATTCTATAAATAATCAAAAATATTATAGTCAAAGAAATTTAAGAAGACTTGGAAAAACTCCAGTTGTTATGGTTGAAAGTATCGATGTGTATCGTGATTTACTTAGTGAAGGTGCGTTAGATACGGTTAAAGAAAAAATACAATCATTACTTGGTAAATCTAAAGAGTTTATATCTGATAAAGCAGATCAACTATCCGATAACATTGAAAACTTTTTTGGTAAATCTTTGAGTGAAATTACTTTTGAAGATGTTACATCAAAATTAAGAGATATGATTGGAGGAAATTCAGGGTTTGGGACTGTAAAGATGGAAAGTAGACAAAGAAGTTATGAGTTTTTATTTGAGGATGAGGAAATGAGTTTTGCGGACAAATATGATAGAGCGGATGTTGGAAATGAAACCGATGAAATGGGATCAAAAGTCACTGATAAAAGTAGAGTAGGTCAAAGATTATTAAACGGATTACAAACAATTTTTGGTGTAAACGCATTAAGTTTTGGTCTTTTAGGTTCTTGGTTAGGAAAATTACTTACAGGTGCTTTTATCGCTTGGCCTACCCACATGTTAGTTTCTGTTGTTGCAATTGTTATAATTACAATTATTAGAAAACTTATGGCGGTTGCCTCAGGTAACGTAAAAGAATCCTACATGAGAAAACAATATAGAAGAAGATAATAAAAAATCTTAACCCTCCTCATAAAGGAGGGTTTTTTATTTCTATAATTTTTTACTTAAAAAAAACCTAAGTTATATTTATATGTGATATGGCAAACGGCATTACTTATGGTATTTCTTTTCCTTTTGTAGATTCATTTACAGGGAGATATTTGGACGTTACAAACTCTACTGAAGGTGAAACTAGAGCAAGTTTAGTTCATTTACTTCTAACAAGAAAAGGATCAAGATATTTTTTACCTGACTTTGGGACAAGACTATATGAGTATATTTTTGAACCATTGGATGGACCAACTTTTTCAGAAATAGAATCTGAAATACAAGACACCGTAAGAACATATATGCCAAACCTACAAGTAACCAATATAACCGTTGAACCGGCATCTGCTGGTTTGGAGGATAAAGGATATACTGTTAATCAATATGGTGAGAGAGAATTTAAAGTGACAAATATTGCTAATTTAGAACACACCGCAAAAATCAAAATCGATTACAGAATAACAGATTCCGCTTTTGAATCACAAGATTTTATTATAATCAATATTTAATAGTATATGGC